TTTTACCAAAAATTTCATCTTTGTCAACCATATTATCGGATTCTTTTCGCAAATTCTGCTTAAAATTTTCAATATGTTGCTTTTCGGTGTAAGCAAGTCCTGCTGCAACCTCCGCAGAGCTTTTGCCGAACCTTTTTTGAAATTCAGTATCGAAATCAAAGTCCGTTTTACCTGCTTGCTGGTTATTATTACCATCATTATTGTTTGTATTACTTCCAGGAGTTCCATTTATTCTGTTCATAAGTTCCTCGGCTGAAATATTCATAAATGAAGCAAATTCTTTTATCTCAACATCTGTTGGTTCATGGCTAGGGTCGGAGAAACGTTCATACAATTCCTGAATTCGTAAACCATTTTGAGCTTGTTTTCGCATCTCAGCGGCTTCTTGGAATTTTTTTTCCGCTCCGGCTGCTTTTTGGGTCAATGCAATAGCTTCTTCTTTAGTTAATTGACGTGTTTCCCCATCGACTACTACCTCCAAGAATGTCGTCTTTCCGTCATTATCGCTACCATCGTTATTACCGGCATTACCGGCATTGCCCCCTCCCTGTCCATCATTCACATTTCCACCGTCTGCATCGGGATCGTCCGCACCACTACCATCGTCATCGGCAAAAAATCTTATGTTATGGCTATAAAATCCGAATTTTTTCCACATTTTTTTGAACATTACTTTTCCTTTCAATTATAGATATGTTGATTTTATTCTACTAATGAGAACAGATTTGCCAAACATTGAGCACTATCTGCTGTTGGGGAAGTATAAGACTCCCCTGTATCATTACAATCTTTACATGCTTTAATTGCCCCCTCTAATTTTGCTACTCTATTTTTTTGCTCTTCTAAGTCGTCCTTCATAATTTTGAATTGACAACTATCACAGTATTCTCCGGGTTTAGAAACTATACTGTAACATTCATAATGTTTGTATCCAACACATTGAGGCATAAATTTTTCCTTTCTTATTGCATTGGTAATTGGGGCATTACACCTTCACCACCCATCATTCCAAGGGAAGCTTCTGCCGTTTCTTCGGGGTATGGAAGTTGATCTGGAAAATCACCCATCTGAGCTTTGTGTTCATCTATATGTTTATAGAATTTATCCCTTACTTCCTGGGAGGCCACAAAAAATTCGGGCCTTGCAACGAAAGCTTGTAGTACCATTAAATGTATTCTGTGTAAATCAGCGGGGCCAACTATAACTCCTTCTCCCGGCGTTTTACCATCACCAAACAGAATTATATTTTCCAGCATAGCTCTTCTATAATTCTGCCAACCAATTTCATCACCAACTGGAATATCAAGACCCCTCTTGCGAACTTCAAAATTGAACTCGTCCAATGTAATTCTTGCTTCCTTAAATGCTTCTTTTAACTCTACTTTTTGTTGCTCCACCGAAACAGGTCTCTCGGACATTATGGTCACGATAACCTCATCGGGATAGGGTATTGCATTTTGTGATAGCTGCATAGTTCCAGAATCAGTATCCAAAACTATACCAGCAAGAGAATCATCGAGATTGGTTATGCTTACAACTTTTTGGTCGGTCCAATTATCTTTCAAAATTCTTAGTAAAGCTCGGTATTCTCCAGACATAGCCATAGCTATATTTTTAGCAACAGGAGACAAGGGAATACTTGAGGCTTCCATTAACATACCCATAGCCGGTCCAGAATCAACACGTCCGGGGGCCTCACCCCGTGCTAATCCGGCAGGTTGGTTTGCAATCTTATCCATCAAAGCGGACGCCACCTCAAGAGCTTTTAACTGTGGAGCCGTCATTTTAGCGGGTTCAATATTAAATGGTTTAAGGTCCGGGCAGGTGTAATCAGGCTCAAAAGTTATTCTTTTAATTCCATCTTGCCCTCGATGAGCCTGCGGAGGAGTTCCCAAGGTCGTGGGCCACATTTGTAAACCATATAAGTCGAAATCAGCTACCGATTGGAAAACACTGGATAAAGCCACCTCAAGTTCATTATTTAGAGGAATCATTTGGTCAACGAAAGAACGTCCCCAGAAACTACCAACTGTAGTCCCTCGAACTATTCTTGTAGGCATGGGATATTTAGCACTTGTATGGTCATAACGATAAAGCTCTTTGAATTTAGTCATACCAGCGAATATTCTGTACTCAGCTAAATATCCGTCACTTGTCTCAGTCCAAACTTCTACAAGTAAAGTAACAGGAACATTTTTTAGATTTTTAGTTTTCTTAGACCCACTCGCCATTCCATCGTCCTTGGTGGTATTTTTAACGAAAAATCCACCACCATTAGCAGATTGGGTAATCATACCCTCGCCCCACGAGTCCATATCCATAGGCATTTCACCACTTGGAATTTCTATATCATTAAGACCTATATAAGATTTTGAACCGTTTGGAGTAATAGCTAATCCTTTTAACCAATCCAGAGGAACATATCTCATTCTTATAAGTCCACGCACATCGGTGGGTCCGGCTATATCAACTGGAATAGGAAGAAGTTCCCAAGGCATTATAACCTCGATCCCATGACTATCGGAACCCTCAACCCACAAACCAAGACCAATAGTACCATACATTAGTATAGGGGGAGCCATATCGAGTTTAAGTTTATCAACTTTATCTTGAGGAATGGCTTCGTCAAGCACAACTTGTCCAATACTTGATTTTCTAACGCCGTCTAAACTCACTCCTTTTTTAGAAACTTTAGGAGAGATATCAATAGCAAGTAAGCGACCGAGTTGGGTTGTATATTTCGCAACGATGTCCTCATATCTCAGTTTAAGTATACCCGGCTCATTAAGATAGGAAACAGTTACAGTCCCAGAGGTGTAGTCAACCTTGGTGAACTCACGAATTCCCTGCATATAATAATTTGCAATCCACCATTTAATACTTTCAGGATTTCTACGACTTCGACCCTCTGAAATAATATGAGCAATAGCTTCCGAGGCATCATCTTTATTCTTAGGTAATTTGTAGGTATACATTAATTAATCCCCATAGTCATCTTAATACCCGGTTTTTCTTCTTCCTTTTCTACTTCTTTTTTACTGTCCTGCTTCACAACTCCGGGTAAATTACCACGAGGGGACCTTGCGGAGGCTACTAAAGCTCTTGCTCCAGCCTCATCACCACTACAAGTAGAAATCAATATCATAAGTTGTTCATTGGTTTTAGTTAATCGGTTACAAGTTTCTCTTACTAAAGAAACAAGCACCATAAATGTACTCATAACACAAATTGAAACTGCTATTATCGCATAAACAATCCAATCAGACATATAGGTAGTCCTTTCTCATTCTCTAATTGTAACATAAAATTAAAAATAATTCAACCACTAAGGTCTTATAATTCGTATATTTCTTCTTTCTATTCTTCTTAATTAAGAACACTTATGGCAACGGATTAAAATTTCTTCAACCTTTTCTTAGGTAATAAAGAAAAATCGTCAAAAAATATTTCTTTAGGCTTAATGCCGGGAGGACCATAACATATATACTTAGTTCTACATTGGCAGGCCCCATCACAACTACAACTTGCAACAGCCATTACAGTTCTTCCATCGTCACTGCACCACCATTCTTTATGTTTATCGTACCACCAAGAACCACCAAGGTCTCTTTCCAATTGCTTAGTTTTTGTCATCGTATTATCCTTATATTTCTTCTTTTAATTCTTCTTGTTTGTGGACGTTTATTATGTCCCCTTGCTCTGTGAGCCATAATATTTGTCAACCCTAAATGCTTCCAACGTTTTCCAGAAACAATAAGGGAAACTAAGCTTGCTCTGATATTAAATAACTTTGCTATTTCTTTCTGTAAAAATAATCCAGAAAAGTAGGAGTAAAAAATAATTCTAACCTTATTTTCATTTAACTTAGAAGTCCCACAATTCTCGCCATAATTATGTAACCCCCGGTGTGTTCCTTGTTTTATTGCGTCAGCATGATTTGCTTTTCGAGTATCCCAACGTAAATTACTTAAATTATTATTCTTGGGGTTTCCGTCATTATGGCAAGCTTCCATTCCTTCGGGGCACGGTCCAACATAGGTTTCCAACACGAGCCTGTGAACCAATTTAGTAAATCTCTTTCCATTTTTCTTCAAAATAATATGTTGATGCCCCATTTTGTTATGGGAACATTTTAACCACTTTCCATTATGTAGAATACCCGAAGCCCCTCTATCTCCATTTAAGGACCATATTTTCCCTTGGGTGGTTATATAATAATTTTCAAAATTAGGAATTGGTTTTATTTCTATCATCGAATAATCCTAATATTTCTTCGTTCTATTCTTCGAGAAATATTTTTTTTGTTCCGTTCTCGTGCGTTATGGGCCATGATGTTAGTTAAAAAGTCCGTAATTTTATTTAGAGGAACCCCGGAAAGAATAGGAAGACCATTATGAAACTGTTCCCCACGTTTTATTTTTTCTTCAATGATATCTTTTCCTCTTTCCCTTTTAAATCTGCCACCTTTAGTCTTTATTACATATTTAGGCATGCCCAAAACAGTATCAATAGCATCGTCATGTTGTAACAAAGCCAAATCCAAAGTAAAGTCAGCCGTCTGAGCGTATAATTGGTTATAAGGCCATTTTTCTTGAAGATGTGCCGGATACTTTATTCGACCAGAATTAAATCTCCATTCAGAAGAAGCAATCCTATCCGCTTTTGATTCCTTAGCTGGATATGTAATAGGAAATACACGACCTCTCCATTTATCATTTCTAATATCTCCCTGCTCCAACATGTATTCAGTAAGAGCCTCCGCAAATGTTTTCTGTATAGAGACGGACTCGATTCCTAAAATCCGAACCTGCCAAGCCAACCCATATTCATAGATGAGCCGCATGAGAGAATCGTCCTTGGCCCGTCCGAGCCATAGGTGCAGGACCCAAAGCGTCGCCAAAGTATCGATCCCACAGATAGCGATGCACGAGTAATCGTGATTGTTTGTAAGTCCGTGAGCCTTATCAAACAGTAAGAATTTGAACATTGGCCCAACGAGTTCGTTGAAGGGCTTTTCTTTTTCTTCGTAGGTTCTGTGGTCATTTTCATCCCCAAAAACTCTTTCACACCATTTTACTTTATTTGTATTGGCAAGGGGATTGGTCCAATCGAAATCCCCTTCAACAGTATATTCGTTTTTACGTTCGTCAACTTTTAGAATTCTATCCTGAGCGGAAATTGGTTCGTTGCAATATTCAGAAGCAAAAGCGGAGGCTCCTATAGCTTCTTTTTGCCCATCAAGATACTCTTTGGACCATTTCTCCGGCCACAATAGAGTAAATTTAGATTTGTCATCTGGGTCGTAAGCAATTGCTCGAATAACTTTTCTATTCCAATAATCGAAGCGTGGATCATCTCCTTGCACGGCTCTATACAAAGCAGATTTGCGGTCGATTAAAGTTCCAATCCAAAACATCATCGAGCCCGGATTAAGCATAGGAATAAGTTTCTTAAAGAGAATAGTTTCAAACTTCTCCATAAGAATCTGCCTGGCTGTTTCGGATGGGCTATCGGGGTCGTTCTCCGGGTCATCAAGAATGAGAAATCTTGGACGACCACCTCTAACCTTACCCATTACACTGCTACCAGATATTGTAGAACCATTTAATAATTGTAGATATGAATGATTCCAAGTAGCAGTTCCACGTTTGGGTTTTTGTGCTCCGAAGTCATCTATAATTAATTTATTATTAGTCAACTGGGACATAAAGGTGTCAAAACGTGGGTCCTTCTGCTTATCGGTTGAAAAGTATAAACCCATATCAATAGGTGCATCACACAAACTCATGTATAAAGTATTCTCAACTGTAATAACCGTTGACTTTGCACTACCACGTGGGGCTGCGTAGGCATTCTTAGCGAACTTGGCTATATCCCAAATCATATCATAATGAAAATCAGGGGACTCTAATTGACCATCTTTATAGAAGTATGTCTCTTGGTCACCTTTTAGATACACATTGCGGAAGAAAAACCACCCTATCACAAAGTCCAGAAAAGTTTTTCTTCTGGTTAGAACAGCTAATCGAGCCTGTCGCTGACCATCTAAACTTAATTCAGGATAATCCAAAGGAAGAGGCCAGCAAGGATTATTAAAATCTCGGTATGTGTCAATCCAGTGGCCCATCTTCTTTATCCTGTTTTTCCTTATCAGCTATAACTATTTTACAACCTTCTGCAAGATCAAATTCCTGATACAAGCAAAAGCCATCTACTTTACATTTGTTGCAAGCTTTTTCCCTTTTAGACATTTTAATCGTCCACAAAAGGTAAAATCTTTATACATTCAAAGAGGGCAATAGTTGTTAAGATACGTGCACTCCACACTTCATTGTCCACAGAATTAGCCATAACAACACAAAGGCTTG